TAATCCAATCCCATCATCTATGATAGCTTGAACTCTGATAGTACTAACATTAGCTGTCAAATTCAATAAGATATTACATGACATAGTAGCTAGATTCTGGGTAGAACCAGTACCAACTTGAAGATACTGTGTCCCAGTAGATGTACCAGTTATTAAAGCACCAGTTTGATCTATTAATCTAAATTTAGCAGAAGTGTCTGTACCGGCTGTAGTTCTCTGAAATGAAACCTTTACCGAGACATAGTAATTTCCAGTTGTAGTAACAGAAAATGTCTGAGAAGGAGCAGTAAAAGTATAAATATTATCATGGATATATTCATCTGTCATAGTTATACCAGTCCAAGTTGCAGCATTCAAAGTTGCCCAAGTATCAGTCCAGGTATCTATATACTTTGTATTTGGTATATTCATCAAATGTAAATTACATCCAACTCCATTTAAACTACTAGCTCCTGAAACTTTTTTTGCTACTACTTTAAATAATACACCACCAGCTGGTATTATCCAAGAAAATCCAAACATTGCGTTATCATCCGATTTAGTATTATTCCCGTGAGTTGTATAGACTTCTATACCAGGTTCAGGACTAAAAGAAGTACCAGTTAGAGTATAATCAGAATACACTGACCATTCTAAAGTAGAAAAGTTACTCCAACTTGAAGTAGTACCACTCATTTGTCCAAAAAAAACATAAGTCCCTGCTTCTTTTACTATATAAAATGTTTTATCATAAGATATTTCAAATACGACCCTATCTACTTGAACTTCTGTGCCAAATGAAATATCTGTTAAACTTCCAGGTATTGCTTGAGGACTCACTTTAAGTAAATGTAGATACTTGGATTTTTCTGGATCTACGAATTTATCATGAATATTATTAGATTTCCATTTTAATTTAGTAGGTAACGTAGCTAGATCAGCTGTCAATACAGTATTCTGGATGAGTCTAGGAGGTAAAGAATCAGGAGCTGTTACAGCTGAGAGGTAAGCTATATTCACAGCATCGGACGGGTTTACCGGATACGGTACCTTCGCAGAACCAGAAGTGACATTTAGTCCTCCTTGTATTACAAATTCAGAATTGCTCATATCAGTTTAATATAAAATAAGAATTTAATTAAATCAATTAACTGGTTTTATTCCCACCGACTTGATTCCCGCTACCAGAATTCGTGATAGCTGTAGTATTCCCTTTGAGGTGATTACCATTGACCATATTATTATCAGATCCACTGAGTAAATTGACACCTACTACATTTCCAGAAATCCTATTATTACTTATTACAGAATCAGCTATACCAGAAATTAAACGAATACCATCGATTGTATTTGTAGTAATTACATTTCCATCTATAGTATTATCAGTCCCTAGAGTTACACCATTTCCAGTATTACCAGTGATATGATTGCCTCTTATAGAACAATTAGTATTTCCATTGCAAGTTATACCATTAGCCGAATTATTTTGTATTTTATTACTGGTTATAGTCGAATTATTTCCCGGTATAACTCCACCTGAAATATTAGTGTTGATAATGTTATTATTTATATTATTATTTGTCCCTAACAGCTGAATACCATAGCTTCCATTTCGTGATACGCTTGTATCTGAAATATTAATCAATGAAACTCCTGAAGTACTCGTGATCCCATTTGCTATATTATATGAAATATTACTAGCCATTATATTTATATTTGTAGAATTAGTATTGATATCGATACCGTCCTCTCCATTACTATAAATACTATTTTTCATAGTATCTAAATAAGAACAATTAGATATAAATAGCCCATCTTTGATATTGCTTTTTATCATACAATTATAGATAGTGTTATATTGCGAATCAGATATATCAATTCCTCTAAATGCTGAATTATTACTTTTAACCCAATTGAAAGAAGTATCAAAACTTCTATAAACCCTTATATTACTCAATGTACTAGCAGTTCCACAATTTCTTATTGTACAATTATTAACAGATGTGTGATTAGCTTGGAGAATATTAAGACCATAATTAGTAGTCCCATAAATTACAAGATTTTCTATTTTAACTCCTATGACAGCTGATTGGCCAAAGAAAGGAACACTAGTAACATTTGTTCCATTGTAAACATTTTGAAGAAGTAATGTTGTATTATTAGTCACGGAAGCAATTCTAGATTGTATTCCATTTATAGATATGTAGTCTCCTGAAACTAAAGTAGTGAATGTAGTACCTGATCCTGTAACAGTAGTACTTCCTGTACTTATTGAAATCGTCCCAGTCGAAATATATCTACCAGAACCATCTATATTCAAACTGAAAGACCCAGTAAATGTTATCAATACAGTATCAAGGGTTTCTCCGGTTATAGTGGTACCATTAGTAAGATTTATATTACCAGTTTCAGAATAAGTCCCCTTTTTAACAAAAATGGACTTATTTCCAGCATCTACAGCAGCCTTAACTGAAGTAAAATCAGCTGTACCTAAAATATCTACTACAGCATCATAAATATTAGTAGTAGGAGATCCCCAAATTAACCCAGAAGATTGAGAGCTATCAGCTTTTAATACTTTCCCATTTGCACCGATTGGTAGTCTAGTTTGAACTGTTCCGTCATGTGAAAGTATATCACCTTTAGAATTAGTAGGTTGATAAATAGTTACAATCCCAGATGAATTTTTACTTTTTAATAAAGAATCGGTGGTATCAGTGTATAATCTGATAGTTCCACTAGAAGGATTAGCTGGAGCGGTTATATTTGTAGTTTGGATGTAATTACTAGTTAATACATTTCCTAATACTGAAAGATCTGTACCGATAAATGCTTTTTTAGCTACAGCAATACCACCAGCGGTTGTAATAGTACCACCATTAGTACTTGAAATCGCGTCGGTAGTGTTACTGATTGATAAACCACCTGTCAATTTAGTAGATCCCAAAACAGAACTTGTAGATGCTGTAGTGCCACTTACTGTAAGATCAGTACCGATAAATGCTTTCTTAGCTACAGCAATACCACCAGCGGTTGTAATAGTACCACCATTAGTACTTGAAATGGCGTCAGTAGTATTACTAATCGCTAACCCACCTGTCAATTTAGTAGATCCCAAAACAGAACTTGTAGATGCTGTAGTGCCACTTACTGTAAGATCAGTACCGATAAATGCTTTCTTAGCTACAGCAATACCACCAGCGGTTGTAATAGTACCACCATTAGTACTTGAAACAGAGTCAGTAGTATTACTAATAGCTAAACCACCTGAAAATAAGACTGCGCCTAATACAGAACTTGTAGATGCTGTACTTTCATCAAATATCACAGAACCTTTGGTAACATTGCTTGTACTTCTAATTGTAAATGTATTATTAGCCGCTGTTCCTCCTGTAATTATCTGACCACCTATTCTTCCAACTAATAATGCATATTGAGAATGGTCATCATTTGCTAATCCTACAAGACCGGAATGAGGTATAGCAAAAGTACCAGAAACCGATAGAGAACCACCTACTGTTAAGTCTCCTCCTACGTATGCTTTTTTAGCTACTGCTAGACCTCCAGCTGTTGTAATTGTACCACCATTAGTGTAACTGATTGCATCTGTAGTATTACTAATCGCCAAACCACCTGCTAATTTAGTAGATCCTAAAATAGAACTGGTAGTAGGTGTTGTATCAGTAAATGTCGCAAATCCTCCAATTAATATGTCAAGACCGACTGATAAATCTGTACCAACGAATGCTTTCTTAGCAACAGCAATACCACCTGCAGTTGTAATAGTACCACCATTAGTATAACTTATTGCGTCAGTAGTGTTGCTAATTGCTAATCCACCAGCTAATTTAGTAGATCCCAGAATAGAACTGGTAGTGGCTGCAGTGTTAGAACTTGTCGTAGTTCCAGATACACTTAAGTCATTTCCAATAGAAAGATCAGTACCGATGAATGCTTTCTTAGCAACAGCAAGACCACCAGCGGTAGTAATAGTCCCACCGTTAGTATTTGAAATGGCGTCAGTAGTATTACTAATTGATAAACCACCTGCTAATTTAGTAGATCCCAAAACAGAACTAGTAGATGCTGTAGTGTTAGAACTTGTCGTAGTTCCAGATACACTTAAGTCGTTCCCAATAGAAAGATCTGTACCAACGAATGCTTTCTTAGCAACAGCAATACCACCTGCAGTTGTAATAGTACCACCATTAGTACTTGAAATCGCGTCGGTAGTATTACTAATTGATAAACCACCTGCTAATTTAGTTGAACCTAAAACAGAACTAGTAGATGCTGTAGTGTTAGAACTTGTCGTAGTTCCAGATACACTTAAGTCGTTCCCAATAGAAAGATCTGTACCAACGAATGCTTTCTTAGCAACAGCAATACCACCTGCAGTTGTAATAGTACCACCATTAGTACTTGAAATCGCGTCGGTAGTATTACTAATTGCTAAACCACCTGCTAATTTAATTGCTCCAGAAATAGAACTGGTAGATGCTGTGTTTTCATCAAATAATACAGAACCTTTTGTGGCATTACTAGTACTTCTAATTGTAAATGTGTCATTAGCATTAGTTCCTCCTGTAAGAATCTGACCACTTGATCTACCAGCTAATAATATGTATTGAGAGTGGTCGTCGTTTGTTAATCCCGTAAGTCCAGAATGAGGAACAGAAAGTGACCCATAAGATATCGTCCCAGATACAGAAAGATCACCTCCTATAAATGCTTTCTTAGCAACAGCAAGACCACCAGCTGTAGTGAATGTACCTCCATTAGTGTAACTTATTGCGTCGGTAGTATTGCTAATTGATAAACCACCTGCTAATTTAGTGGATCCCAACACGGAACTAGTAGATGCTGTAGTGTTAGTCCCAGTAACTAGCCCAGTTACACTCAAGTTATTTCCAATAGAAAGATCTGTACCAATGAATGCTTTTTTAGCAACAGCAATGCCGCCTGCAGTTGTAATAGTACCACCATTAGTACTTGAAATCGCGTCGGTAGTATTACTAATTGATAAACCACCTGCTAATTTAGTTGAACCCAAAACAGAACTAGTAGATGCTGTAGTATCAGTACCAGTAACTAGCCCAGTTACACTCAAGTCGCCTCCGATGAATGCTTTCTTAGCAACAGCAATACCACCAGCAGTTGTAATAGTACCACCATTAGTACTTGAAATCGCGTCGGTAGTATTACTAATTGATAAACCACCTGCTAATTTAGTTGAACCCAAAACAGAACTGGTAGATGCTGTAGTGTTAGAACTCGTTGTTGTTCCAGATACACTCAAGTCATTCCCAATGGATAGATCTGTACCGACGAATGCTTTTTTAGCAACAGCAATACCACCAGCGGTTGTAATAGTACCACCATTAGTACTTGAAATTGCATCTGTAGAGTTAGATATCGCCAATCCACCTGCTAATTTAGTAGATCCTAAAATAGAACTTGTAGTCGCTGTAGTATCAGTACCAGTAACTAACCCGATTACACTCAAGTCGCCTCCGATGAATGCTTTCTTAGCAACAGCAATACCACCAGCAGTTGTAATAGTACCACCATTAGTACTTGAAATCGCGTCAGTTGTATTACTAATTGATAAACCACCTGCTAATTTAGTAGATCCCAAAATAGAACTAGTAGATGCTGTAGTGTTAGAACTCGTTGTTGTTCCAGTTACACTTAAGTCATTTCCAATAGAAAGATCTGTACCAACGAATGCTTTCTTAGCAACAGCAATACCACCAGCAGTTGTAATTGTACCACCATTAGTGTAACTGACCGCATCTGTAGTATTACTGATCCCTAAACCACCTGCTATCCCTATAGTTCCAGAAACAGAACTTATAGTAGGAGTAGTATCAGTAAATGTCGCAAATCCTCCAACTATTATATCAAGACCTATTGACAGATCAGTACCAATGAATGCTTTCTTAGCAACAGCAAGACCACCAGCAGTTGTAATAGTACCCCCATTAGTACTTGAAATGGCGTTAGTTGTGTTACTAATCGCTAAACCACCTGCTAATTTAGTTGAACCTAGCACAGAACTGGTAGATGCTGTAGTATTTGAACTTATTGTTGTTCCAGTTACACTCAAGTCATTTCCAATAGAAAGATCTGTACCAATGAATGCTTTTTTAGCAACAGCAATACCACCTGCAGTTGTAATAGTACCACCATTAGTACTTGAAATGGCGTCAGTAGCGTTATCAATTGCTAAACCACCTGAAAGTCGGACTGCTCCTAAAATAGAACTTGTAGTAGCTGCGGTGTTAATACTATTCGTTAATCCCGTCACGATAAGATCGTTTCCGATTGAAAGATTTGTACCAATGAATGCCTTTTTAGCAACAGCAAGACCACCAGCTGTAGTAATAGTGCCACCATTAGTAGCTGAAATGGCATCTGTAGTGTTATCAATTGCTAAACCACCTGAAAGTCGGACTGCTCCAGAAATAGAACTAGTAGTTGCTGTACTTTCATCGAATAATACAGAACCTTTTGTGGCATTACTAGTACTTCTAATTGTAATAGTATCATTAGCATCAGTTCCTCCTATAAGAATCTGCCCACTTGATCTACCAGCTAATAATGCATATTGAGAGTGGTCATCTGCTCCTAAATTGTTTAAATTATTATGAGAGAGAGCTAAATTTGAAATTATCAAATTTCCCCCTACTGTAAGATCAGAAGCAACATTAAGTTTACCATCCCCATATATACTAGGGTCTTGAGAAGTAGTGATGATAACATCACCCTCCATTTTGGTGATTTCTTTATTAGACATCTTTTCTTAATCTAAAAGAATAATTTAAAAATAAATAAATATCAATTTATTTATTTATTGAAACTGCAGGTAATTGAATTTTATATATTCTACTATATAATCACCATCGTAATTGAGACCATTCTTTTTGATAGAAAAAAATGAATTTGGATTCCAATCTACCTCGACCTTTTCTAAACTAGTTTTTCCAGGAGAAAATATAGAATATTTAGAACCATTAGTAGTTCTATTATTTTTAGTTATAAAATACATGGAACAAGGAGAATCAATTGCGATCCCTCTTATCCTTATTACTATATCACGTTTTTCGTAATATCTCAGATAAATTTTATTAATGAACACTGGAATTGTCCCATTCAATTGAAATACTCTAGAAGTATTTTTTTGGAAATTATCTACTACATTGTAATTAGAGTCATTCGATACCGTAGTTTTCCTTATTTCTATACCAACACTAGAAGACCATCTTAATTCTATTTGACCATTATCAGCACCTGGGGAATTAGAAATTCTATTTATTGCTGAAGCATTGAAGTCAGAAGAACTTTTACATAATAAAAATGAAGCACAAGGTCCATTATCGTCTGAATAAATAGATATGAAGAATGCTCCTGTTGTAACAGAATAAATACCCCCAAGAGATACCCAAGTAGTCCCAGTCAATGTTATGCTCGTTTTGATGTAATTATAAGATGTTATAAGTGAATAGTCTCCATTACTTCCAGAATAATTTTTATAAACCTCAGGTGGTTCATAAGGATCAAATAAACTTTCTAAGTGACCCCCTGTAATAGGGTTAGGAGTACTAGATAATCTAGTAGAATGTCCTTGGATAGAGTCTCTCGATTTAGAAAAGACAAAGACGCCGCTAGCACCATTTTTCATAAAAGGACTTAACATAGCGAAAACACTTGAATAAACACGATCTACTACAGTAGAACTACTTTCAATTCCTGTATCAGATAATGAAATTCTAGTTCTTGTTTTATCAAGAGAGTAATCAGGATCTATCCAATTAAGCCCAGTAGTAGTAGTTGGATCTGTTACAAGAAAACTATTAGGTACACCTATAGGTAGTCGTATTTGAGTGATCCCATTATGTCCTGTTATATCTCCTTTGGTGTTAGTTGGTTGATATGTAGTAAGTACTCCATCAGAATCCAAACTGCGTAACAGAGTATCTTTGATATAAAACAATGTTTCATCTACTATAGGGTTATTAGGTTGAATTGTCTTATTTGTAATAGAAATAGTATCGTCTATTATATTTATACCATTTATATCCACTGGATCTCCTAATGTATTCGATTCTATGAAATCCGTGTATAATTTACCTGATAATTCAACCGATCCGTCTCCTCCTGAAGGTAATGGATGTGGAAGTACTGTTATTATACCATGAAATTCTATATTTTCTGAGTCGTCTGTAACACGAACCATCTAATGTAAATATAGAAAAAATACTTTAAAGAATTTCATTTGAATATGAATTAACTAAAAACCTATCAATTTCATAACGAATAGCTGCTTCTTTTGTTTCTGAATTAGTACTACTGTCTCCTAAATTCAATTCGTTAGAAAGAACCATATTATCAAGAGTTTTGATTTCCATCCCAAAATTTTTCTTAAATTCATTTAAAGAACTAAGACTTAATGTAGGGGATGCTCCTGAAATATTATCATATTCTCCAGATACCCATTTGAAATATTCTTCGAGAGTTTTTTGATCTTCAGTGTCAAGTACCAGTGTTCTTTTTATATTATTTGCTAGATTATTGAATCTCACAGAAGAAGTTCTATGAGTCTCAGTCTTTTTTTCATAATCTAAGAAATGCTGGAGAGAAGTAAGGATAGCTGTGAAATAAAGTAATATAGTCATCGTCGTTTCTACTACTTTAAATTCCGTTCCGTTTTTATTTTCAAAAGAATTTATAATAACAGACGTCGTGGCTGTAACTGAAGTGATTATAATACTTGTAATATTTATAATTTTATTGTATAAGGAATATCTAGCACATTCAAAATTCTGAAGCCAAGAAGACTGACTACATTTAATCTGATAATCCAATAGAGCTGTTTCAATACGACTTTTTGACATTCTTATATATATATATTATCATTTATTTAATTATATCAGTTATACGCAGTTATTAATTATTTTATTATGTAAATTATAACGTTGTATTACAGCTTTTAATTTCTGAAAAATAAATGGTTTTTCTATATTATCTGAGCAATATGTTTCAATTGTTTCATTTGTATTGACAAAATAAGGTAATTCATTCAAATTTCTTGATATACAACTTAAGACCATCTGTACTTCATGTGATTTAGCATTAATAAAACAAAGATCATAATTAGATGAGAAAATTTCTTTTTTTATTTCTGAAATCGTTTTTACTTCTTTTATATCAGTTATACCTAAACGTTTTAAATGAGTGACTAATATGAACCTATTTATACTAAATGATTCATAAATTAATACTTGTATATTATAATTCTTTTTCACTGAAATATATTCTTTTGATAATATTTTACTACATTCTCTAATCAATATTTGAGATTTTATCGGTTTAATTATTAAACATTCAAACAGTTTCTTACCAGAACTAAGAGAATCACCCATATCAGATAATGCTATCACAGGGGTATTATTCAATTTAGTAGCTAATCTTATACCATCTATTTTATTACTATGTATATTTAATATAGCTAAATCAAATGATATTCCAGAATTGATAAATAAAAGAGCTTCTGAGTAAGTGGAAAAAATAAATGGTATCATGGAATATTTTATAAGTATCGTCGATATATTAACTCTAGTGGTTATGTCATCGTCTACTACAAGTACTTTAATTCCTTTGAGAGACAATAAAGATATATTGTCTATAACAGTTACATTATCAGTATATTCTATCTTTATTTTAAAACAAAATGTAGTACCTTTTCCGACTATTGTTTTTTTCAACCATATAGAACCATTCATCAATTCACATAATTTTTTACATACAGATAAACCAATGTAACTTTTATTTCTAGATTCATCAAAAAGTAGCTTAGATTTATCACTCGGAATACCTATACCGGTATCTGAAACAGTATAAAGTAAAGTAAATGGATCATTTTCCATTTTTTCTACTAAGATTGTTATATCTTTATTTTCAGGTGTATATTTTATCGAATTTGAAAGTAAAATTATTAAAATTTGTTGTATTTTTTTAGAGTCTCCTATACAAGAAATTGATTTAATACTTGGATGAATATCGATTTTAATTTTTATTTTTTTAATGAATGCTTTGAATGCTAATATCTGAACTGTTGAAATAACAGAGTCTTCTATGTTAAATTTCACATTATTGACTATAATTTTATCAGAATTTAACATAGAATATTCGATTATATTATTAATCGATCTCATAAGACCATAACTAGTATCTGTTAAAACTTTAATATATTTATCTATGTTTTTGGTATCTGAAAGTAATGGTGTAATTCCTACAATACCACTCAAAGGTTCTATTATTTCCTTGCTTATATTATTTAATATTTCTGTGAATTTATCAGAACAAATAGTGGTAGTGTAAAATATTAAAAGAGAATTTGAATTTTTTAATTTAGATGAATGAATAGAAACTTTATTATCATTTATATAATATATATTGATATTTTCAGAGTATGGTTCATTTAGAAAAATATTCAAATTATCATTTAATTTCATTTTATTTAATTGGTTATCTTTATTTATAAGATCTGAAATTTCTATTATTAAACCAGAATTATCTATTACAAGACAAGGAAGAGGTATATTATCTAGGGAGAAATTGTTCTTGTCTGTAGCATGAATCATCTAATGTAAATATAGAAAATATAATAAAAATAAATATAAAAAATCCAAAAATAATATTTTATTTTTGGATTATAATAAGTCTTGTATTGTTAATTTTTCGTTAAAGTTCGTCTCTTCGACGGGTTTAGTTTTAGATATGATACTGGATTCGTATTCATTGAAAAACACTAGTAAATTTTGGATCATTTTATCAGTAATCATTTTGTCTTCTTCTTTCGATGACAACAATACTTTACCAGTTGCAAAGAATACATATGTTGCATTATCGTCGATTTTTACTATCAATCTACGTTCATGAATATCAAGATAACTTTTAAATAATCCTGTATATTTTTTAGATAATATACTATGCATATTTATTTTATTTAAAGTGAATTTTCTGTTATTATGAAGAAGATCAAATTTTCTGCTTATATTAGATATATTAAATGTGATTGATTCTAATATTTCATCGATACTATCAAAATTATTTAGATATTCGTCGGTGACGCATTCGATATTGATCATAGTTTCATTTATTTCTGTAATTTCTGTTATTTTTTCAGAGTCTTCATTTTTAGTAACAGATATAGAACCTGTGGTATTCCCGTATTTGTCGATTATATCGAAATTACCATCCGAAGTAGATTCAAATGTTCTACCCACCATTATAAGGTTTTTCTTATTAAATTTATGAATATACTCATATGAATAAAGAATATCTCCATTTTTATTATAAATATTTTTTATAGAATTATTAAATTTACTAGATGCGAATACATCTTCGTATAAAAAACATTCGTCATCATTGATTACATATTTAATTCCTTTTTTGAACCCTATTCGTTTAGAAATACCTTTAGAATTAGGTTTTGAATATATTTTAACTATATTTTCTCTTGATTTTAAGTTTGTAAGTCCATGAGTTTCATAATCGCGTTTATCATAAATGATTCCATTGATTAATATCACTTTTATATTGATTTTTTCTTTAACAGAAACTAATATATCTAAAATAATTTTAGTAGCTTCTTTAGCTTGGTCAATATTTTGAATACCGCTAATATGTATTTTCCCATTACTAAATACTTTAATATTTATATGTTTGTCATAATATTCAGAGAATACTCTTATAGCTACTTCATTATATAAGGATTTTAAACTTGTAATATCACCTTTACCCATTCCATTATATTTGGCGCTTTTTATAGTATCATTTATTATTATTTTTTTATAAAGGTTAATTAAATCAATTTTAGTATGTAAGTCTCCGGTATATACTAAAGTGATTATTTCATGCTCTGTTGTTGTTAACATTATATTATTTTAATATATAGGCAATGAAAATAAATTTTATTGTTTGTTCAATTGTAAACTATTATATCTAGGAGTATCGAGTTGCTCTGGTAAATCCATTAAAGTACTTGGATTCTTTAGAGCATCACGGATATAAATATTTCTCTGAGAAATTTCAGCTATAATATATTCAGATGCTTTGGAGCTTACGATTTTATTCAATTTTGCTAAAGCAGGGGTGTATCCAGATGTAGTTTCTGGGGTACTGGGATTGTCTATGTAGGTAGACCGCATCAATACCTTCATTTCGGTTTCATTTTGTTTTCCTATAATAGTTTTTACTCTATCAAATACTGTAAATCTAATATTTTTCTGAATCTCTGACATATTTTCCTTTGAAAAAAATAAATCAGAAAATAAAGATTTCGTTTCTTGTCCACAAAGAATATTAACCATTAATATTACTATATAAAAAAATAATATTATAGATATCAATGATAGACGTCGTATTGGTTGTCTGTGGTATTGTATTACATTTCGTCGATAGAAGATCTATCAATATTTTTAAAGATTCACTACGTGCAGCTATACAAAATCATGATTTAATTATCAATGGTACTGGTGTTATAATAGATGAAGACATACCGGAATTTAATAGAATTTTCAATGTACTTAAACAGCATGTATTACCAAGATCCGATTACAACTATATAATCAGGGACAATGGACTATGGATAGATGTCATTTCAGTTGAAGCTCTCGCTTTAAATAAGAATAGATTTAAGGTATGCTCATTTGAGTCTTTAGACAGTGATTCTAATTAATCTATATTAAAAAACTCAATAAAATAAATTATTTATTAAGTTTTTTATTTATTCACATTCAGAATCTCTTACTCTAGTTGAGTCTGGTCTAATACCAACAAGACTTTTTACACGACAAGGGCTATATGGATTAGGAATAGAATCATTGAAAATAGCAAATGGTCTGGTATAATTAGTGTAATTACATGAACGTTTAGATCTCATTACATTTGATGAAATTTCAGATTCAATACGTGTGAAATTATGAGGGGTCCCTGGGTTAGGAGTATTCATATAAATAGGCACGTCCAATTGATTAAATTCATTTGATCTAGTTTGACACCCACCAGGTATCAACCCAGATTCAGCAATTGATTCACCTGGAGCTCCTTTGTAATTCATAAGACCTCTAAATTCTGTTTTAGATTGAAATTTGTCTGGTTGTTGAGTCTTAATAGTCTCACATAATTGTTTAAAACTAGATAGATTCATTAGTTATATATAGTATATCTAATAGAAATAAAAATAACATTATTTTTTTTATAAATAAAATCAGATATATATATATATATATATATATATATATATATATATATATTATATGGATCGATTAAATAAATATATAGTAAATAAAGTAATAACTCAATCCGATTTTTCTCCTTACTCTATATTTGTTGAGGATAAAAAGATAATAAAAGATATTTTTGATGATAATAGTAATCCTCATCTCATATGTGCTATTTTATGTGGGATGGTTTATAACTGGACAATACAGGAAGATTTAGTATATAATATAGGGTTAAATCCAGATAATTTTGAAACATTTCCTATGAATAATAGAAAAATCGTTTTTTCGACTTATTTTAAAGATGATGTTTTGATACTAACATTTAAAGGATCTTCTAATATAAAAGATTTTTTAGCCGATATCAATTTATTACATGTTGATCATCACAGTGGTAAGGTACATAAAGGCTTCTTAGATTTATTAACTGATAATGATACTCATCTTGAAATTTTAGAAATTATCAAAAAATTCAATGCTAAACGTATGTATATAACAGGTCATTCATTAGGTGCTGCTTTAGCTACATTGCTTTATTCATATGGTATAGACACTCCAGCTACTCTTGTAACATTTGGATGCCCCAGAGTAGGAGACTCAGTATTTGCTAAGAGTATATCAAATTCTGTTAGATATGTCAATGAGAATGATGCTGTTACAAAATTACCTTTACCTCTGAATTATAGACATACGGATATTAAAATACTATTAGGGGATGAATGCGCGTTAAAATATAACATTTCTGATCATTCGATTGATAAATATATATCTAAACTTGAAAAATAATTACTATTTTTTTATTAACATATAATATCAATGGATTTATCACTACCAATAGTAATTTCTGGAGGTATTTTAGCTTATCTAATTTCTTCAAAGGAAAAAAGAGAATCATTTAAATTACGAGATAAAATCCATTCTAACCTAATGCCTATAGGTAAAAATTTATTCGATACTGATATCGTTAGAGAAAATAGAAATTATCTCCAAAAAAAAGCAAATCAACGCGAATTGTTATCGAAAGATACTAAAAATACAGGTATTATCCCTAGAACAAGACAAATTGAATGTATTAATACTTGTGGAGAGAAATATTCGGTATTACCTTATGATATCACTGATAATAGGCAAATAGTTAAAGATCAAACAAAAGATAGTATTTTAAATGGTCCTATGTTTGCTACCAATGAAATTATTGCTCCTCAAAAAGAATCTTATGAAAATATTAGTCAGATGGCTGGAGGTAATGTCAAATTATCTCTCCAAGAAAATATGGTACCTATGTTTGGGAGCTCGGTTAAGAGCTCTTATGCTAAAGACACTGCTGAACGTTTAACAGGTAATGACTCTATTTACAGATCGAAGGAGGCAGTAGAGAGTTTCAATCCACTTGTAAAACAAGATGTATTTGGTAGTATATTACCTAGGGATACTACTAGATTTTTCGTTTCTGATCAAAAAAATGGAATATTACCATTCCCTCAACAGAAGGTAATTCCAATGGATGCTCTCAGTTTTAGACCAATGCCATCGACTTCTGAAGCCCTTAATGTAAATCCTAGAGAAATTTATAAAAGCAGAGACACAGGAGGTGGTTTTAAATTTGCTAGTATATCTGAACAAGCACCAGTAAATAAAAATGGACAAGAACGATTTTATGAAGTAGATGAACCTAAAGGGAATTTCTCTACTATAGTAAAAAAAGATTCTATCAACCCTGAAATCATTAAAAGCTGTAGTAAAAAAGGTTTATTAGATCCAGAATCAGATAGAAATTATAAATACAATTCTAAATATACTAGGAATAATTTACCCTCTAAATTACAAGAGAGTACTAAAAATACATTAATAGATGTGGATTATAAAAGTCAAAAAGTAACTGTAAAAGATGACAATTATAACAGGGATGCTCTATTTATCAGAGCACAAGAACGTGAAACTGTCAATTCTACCAGACCTGGTTATATTACACAGAAAATTCAGATGGCTGCTGAGAATTATATTGTTGACCTCCCAGTTTCATCAAAAGAAAAATTACTTTACGAATACAAAGGTATACCAGATGCAGCTGTAAAGAGACAGATGAGACAAGATCATTGTACAACTGTAGGTTCTGCTAAAATTATTATAGAACAAGATAAATATAAAATCAATGAAGGTCTTAAACAGACTAATACTACTTTAAAAAATACTAGAAATTCTAAGAGTATCATTGAAGACCGCGATGCTATAAGTTCTAATTCTTATTCTATGAGTCCAAGAAAAGAATGTGGAACTAGATCAAATAATAAAATTGATATCGGAGAAATTCATCAAATTCGAACTGGTAATAATGGAAACATTTATAAAGCTTAAAAAAAAACATTTTTATTTATAGTAATTAGAAAATATCACAAAAAATGACAACAATTGACCAAATTTCCAAAAATCTTTCAAAAATGAACATTGAAAATAACAAAATATGTAAAAATAACAAAATATGTAAAAATAGAACCACTAAGACAATTAAATTGTCAAAAATGGAATGCATTTTCATCTTAAAATGCGACGATTCTATTTTCACTACTGATAATTTGATAGATATCGATGAATATTTCAAAGATTTCATATTAGATTTTTAAAAAACCAATAAAAAAAAGAAAAAACCAATAAATAATATATTTATTGGTTTTTTTGATGTATTTTAAAACTCAATACTAGCAGAATTAATGACAGTTTTATTATTTTTTAGAAGTCTTCTTCTGTAGAGAATGTCATTTGTTTTTCAGTCATCCCAGCACCTGCTTTACTGTAACTCGATACACCTTTTTCGAAGAAATTGGTTTTACTTTCAAGAGACAAATACTCCATAAAATCAAATGGGTTTTTAGATCTGAATAATTTAGAATATCCAAATTCTACTAGCCAATAATCGACGATGAATTCGATATATTGAATCATCAATAACGAATTCATTCCGATTAAATTAACAGGGATAGACTCGGTGATAAATTCTTTTTCTATAAGATATGCCTCTCTGAATAACTCATGAACTAATGTTTCTGGGAGACGTTGTTTCAATTTCGAATAAAGTAATACACAAGTTTTACAATGCATAGATTCGTCTCTACTGATAAATTCATTAGAAAGCCCTAAACCAGGCATTAATCCCCGTGACTTTAACCAGAAAATTGCGCAAAAAGACCCTGAAAAAAATACTCCCTCTATAATACCAAAGGCTAATAGTCTTTCTGGGAATGTCTTTGTTTTATCAAACCATTTTAAGGCCCATTCAGCCTTCTTTTTTACGATGTCACTTGTCTCTATAGAATTAAATAAATCAAGTTTTTCTTTAGAGTCGGTGATAAAGGAATCAATAAGAAGCGAATACATTTCAGAGTGAATAGCTTCGATTTGAATTTGAGTAGCATATAAATTACGAGCCTCTGGGATTTGGACTTCATTATAAAAATTCAATGCTAAATTTTCATTTACTATACCATCACTACAAGCAAAAAATGCTAAGATATTTTTAATAAAGAATCTCTCTCCATCTGTTAATCTATTTTTCCAATGCTGTCTATCGATTGATAGATCACATTCCTCTACTACCCAAAAAGCAGACAATGATTCTTTATATAATTTAAAAATATCATGATATTTGATAGGAAATAAAACGAAACGATTTGTTGATACTTTTAAAATCTCTTCGTCTTCTGAAACAAATACCATTTATATTATTAAATGATTATTTTTTTAAAATATAAAACATGCAGATAAATATGAAATTATAAATATAGATGAAAAAATAATAAGAATAATACCAGTAGAAATTGGTATATCATCTCTGAAATGAAAATTATTACGAGTAAAGTAATCTATTATAATCGTCAAATGAATACTCAGAAATGAAAATAAAATAATAAAATTAATTATATTTATTTTCATTTAAATTGATATTTTTAGTTTTATTTTTTTAGTTTTATTTTATTATAGAATAGTATAACAAATGAATCCTTGTAATTTATCTGGAATTTTCGGCTCACCTAATACTGGTTTACATTCTTACCGCGTGATGAATATTGCAGTAGTAGATGTGTTATCTGTAGCTATTTTAGCAGCTATTTTAGCTAAATTGTTACCAATGAAACAATTGGAATTATTAGGAAAATATCCAGTGATGACAATTGCTTTAATTTTATTAATTATAGGTGTTATTGCTCATAGAGTATTTTGCGTCAGAACAACAATTGATAAATTATTATTCCCAGAAGCTTAAGAAGAAATAGTAAGAAATAGCAAGTATGAATCATATAGAAATAAAATTTGCTAATAGAGAATCTAGAATGAAATCAAAAATCAAAGTGAATAAAACAGTAGCTCGTATTCACTCTGATAAATTAGAATATTTTGATAAATTACATACAGTGATATTAAAAGAAAAAGAATTACAATTGATAAAAACACCAAATGATACTATATTACAAAAAGAAATAAAGGATATAAAAAATAAAAAAGAAGAAATGGAATATTATCTTGATACATCCGATATCCTTATGAATTTAGAAAATATTGAATCTGAAAACCACTCAATAACAGAATATAATGAATATAAAAAAGAATTAATAAATGAATATTTCAATATAACAGATACATCTCTAAAAGATAGACCAGAAGCAGATGTATATTGCACAGGGTGTTCTATGGATCTTTCTAAAACAGCAAATGAATATAATTCTTGTTCAAATTGTGGTGTAGTTATTGATCGTGTTCATGTAAGTACTACTTTAGGGTTCAATGAAAAGAAAGATGTCACTATGAAGGTAGCTGTTCATTATAAACGTATTAATTATTTCACAGAATGGCTTAATCAAATACAAGCTAAAGAAACAACAGAAATACCTAACGATTTAAAGAATTTATTACTATCAGAAATAGCTAAGGAAAATATAATGGATATGAGGAAATTGACTATACCAATGATAAAGAGATTCTTAAAAAAATGTGGAAAGACAAAATATTATGAACATTCTCCTTTGATTATATCCGAATTAAATGGATTACCTCCTCTTCAAATACCTATACAAATAGAGGAAATGTTTAAATTTATGTTTAAAGAGATCCAGGAACCATGGAGTAAATTCAAAGACCCAGAGAAAACTAATATTTTTAGTTATCCATATACACTCTATAAATTTTCTCAAATACTCGATATGCCCAGTATCTTACATTATTTTCCTTTATTGAAATCTAGAGATAAATTATATACTCACGATATAATCTGGAAAAAAATAATGATTTATTTAGCAGAGAAAAACAAAATTGATACTGATAATAAACCTTATGATATAAATTGGCGTTTTATACCAACTGTTTAAAAAATTAATGAATATAACAATGACTATTGTATTCATTAATGGGATTAGATATGATTTATCTAAAATATTACAAAGAGAGTCTGAAAATGAACTAACATTAACTGAAATGAAAAAATTATTATTAGTAATATTATTATTCAGATACTACTGTTCTATTCAAACTTTTAAAAAGAAAAATGATATTTTACATCTATTATCACTTTATTATTTTTATCAATTAACGACGGTCATTACTTTTTTGAAAGTTTTCGATTAACTGTTATTTTACAGTTACCGCGATCTGAAACTTTAGTTTTCATATTAGGTGAAATGGATTGTTTTTTCTTTTCACTTATTTCCCAGATGTTCCTAGAACACAATTTAAAATCACTTGTTCCTTGTAAATCAGCTTTATAATAAAATACTTGATCTTCTATTTTATTAGATTGACTAGTGTTGTCTATAACAAGACAATTATAATCCTCTGTGCAAGCATCTAATACTGATTCGAAATGAGCTTTCGTTGAAAACATACCAGCATAATTTTTATATATCTTTTCTCTATCAGCATTGTTATTATTTTTCAGAATAAATGTGAAATCCACATTAGTCCTCATAGAAGGAGGAATCCCTAATGGTATCTGCATTGCTAAAATGAAAAGTAATTTATAATGTCTTCCATTAAAAAATAATTCCTTTATATAACGATCTTTACTCCAAGTTTTAGCATCACTGAGACAATCATCAAATAATAAAAATGCATGAGGTTTATTCCAATCTCCTTCTATTGCTTTTTTCTGTCTATCAAATAATTTCTCGAGAATACTAGTGGTGTATTCTTTATTAATGAGTATAGATGGTATAAAATTATCATAGAAATGAGTAAGATGATCAGTATGTGATACGACTGCTCCTATTTGTATATCTCTTTTATGAAAAAGAATATCTCTGACTAAAATACTTTTACCTGTATTTCTTTTACCAAGTAAAACAATAATACTTTCTTTTTTAATTTTCCTCATATCAAAAGGGCGTATTGTGAATTCAGTATCCTTCATCCTGTTTATTTACTATATATATATTTTTTTTATGTTTTTTTATACCACTGACATCTTAATTATAATAGAGCCTAAACTAGCTAATATACCTGATTTCAAATTTTTGGCATAATCTTTATTATAACGTTCGAAAATAGTCGTGATAACAGCTATCAATGCTGCACTTTGAAATAAAAATTGATATTTTACATCAGATTTTGATATAACCTTATAAATAACCAAGACGATAATGGCTTCTAATAATTCTTTTAAATAATATTCAAGAAGTTCGTTCATTCGTTTATAATCTAAAGAAATATTATATATTTAAGTTAATAACAACAACTACTATTAACAACAATATGGCATCTAACAAAATTATTAAAATCAAAGACTTTAAATTAGAAAATGTAAGAATCTCTACTCCTCGTGCCAATAAACACGGTGGTAAAGTTGCTTACATCAACTACGACTTCGAGGATGGTTCTAAACCAAAACCTCTAAGAATTCAATTGGAAAAAATGAGGGTACCATTTGGTGTATCCAGTTGGGTTTCAGCAGATCAAAAAAACAGTGGACCAACTGTAATGAGTAATGATTCTCTTGATCTAGCTTTTAATGATTCACAAACTGATGTTATCAAGAAATTTGAAGATTTTGAAAATTTGATTATCCAAGAGGGTATCAATAATTCTTTCGAATTCTTTAAAAAGAAACAATCACCTGAAGCTGTTAAATTATTATTTAAATCAAATGTGAAATATGGCGTTGATGATAAAGGTGAAAGAGACACTAAATATCCTCCTCGTCTCAAGACAAAACTCCTTAAAGATCAACAAGCTTCTTATATAGCACAAGTATATGACACTTCAAATAAACGTGTGGAATTCAATATCCATAATCATTCAGAGATTATCCCTAAGGGATCTGAAGCTCTAAGTATCGTAGAGAGTGGTAGTATCTGGATCATCAATGGTAATTTTGGTATTTCTTGGAGACCAGCGCAATTAAAAATCTTCAAAAATGATATGGCATTGACAGAATGTGCATTTGGAGATGATGAAGAAGAAACCACAGTTTCAGAGACACTCCCGGATAAAACTACAGTTTCAGAAACAGAAGAAACAGAAGAAACAGAAGAAACAGAAGAACTAGAAGAATCAATCGAATCTCTGGATTTATTAGATTCTGAATCTGATCATGACACTCCCCCTGTTGTAGTTAAAACAACTAATAAACGTAAAACTAAAAAAGCATAAATAATGTGATAAATATCTAAAAATTTTTTATCAACTTAATACACTAGTAAAAATAGAATGTTCGCTTTCAGTAAAGCCATCTATTTTATAACCGAAGGTTCTAGAATTATAGGGTCCACTATAAATATGAGTGGTGGTATAATCACATCACACGCTCAACCGCTTCTTCCAACTGATGTAGCTAATAAAGAATATGTCGATCTGAGGACATCATCCAGTGATCCTCCATCGATAATTACCCTTGCTGGTACTGTATTTACAGTTATAGCAACAGATCTATCTGGTAATTTTACTATAAATATTAAAAACGTAGTAGTTGATGGTCCATCTGCTACTTTTTTATTAGCTAAAAGCAGCTCCACTAGATATCCAGCATATACTAGGAATGTCAGTATGCCAGGAGCTACTTCAAAAGAAAAACTTGATGTAAGTTGGGATCCTGGTTCCGGTGTTAAACTTCGAAAAACTGGGGTCAATTATGATGGTGATTATAAAGTTGTTATAATTAAAAATAATTAATTTAAAATAAAATATTTTATTTTAAATTTAATTTGATGTTAAATCGGTGTATAATAAAACTACTGTACTAGATCCAGAATTTTTGAAAACACAAGGTAAAAATGCATGGATAAAAAAGAAAAATGATGCCTTTACGCTTTTACAGAAATATGACATACTATTTTTCCAATGTTGGAAATAAGTTTGATTTGTATCTGTTAGATGCTGCATATTAATTAATAATTCTAAAATTAATATTATTTTTAATCGCAATCTAAAGAAATAAAGATTATCAATATAAATGACACAAGTGCAAGATAATAAAATCCAATTATTAAAAAACTCTTTATTAGAATTTTATGGAAAAAAGAAAAATATGGAAATAATTACGAATATAGTAGCTAAAAAGACTAAATATTCATTGAGATTGTATGAATGGTTATGTAGTAATTATTCCTCAAGACATCCAGTGATTTATAATGTCACTAAAACAAAAGAATTCAATATATATTCATCATATAAAGAATACCTAGATTCGTATCAAAAAAGACAATTTGATCCATTTAAAAGAAATCATGATGGTTATGATAAATTTACAGTTAATTATCCAGATGGTAGATTTGTAACTACGATTTGTCAATTGAATTTCTTTAGATGGGTAATATCTAACAAAATTAATAAATATTTAGAAGATAATTTTGAAACTATTAAATCTGATATGGATCGTTATAAAACACCTAAAGGTATTAAAACAAAAACTAAAAAGAAACAGGATGTATCTATAAGGTCTTCTAATACAACACTTAAATTTTAATCAATTAAAATATTTTTTAATTAATTTTATTATAGTAATTTAATTTAAAAAGTAATAATAGATGTCTTATAAGCTTATAAAAATTCAATTTAGTAGTAAACCAAAGAAAAAGATGATGGCTACATTCTTAAATTTAGATAATAATAGAACTAAGACTACTCATTTTGGATCATTTGGAATGAGTGACTACACTATTCATAAAGATTCTAAAAGAAAACAAAGATACTTACTTCGTCATAAAAAAAACGAGAACTGGGATAACCCAGTGAGCGCTGGAAGTCTGAGTAAATTTTTATTATGGAATAAACCTACGCTTCGAGCTTCTATCTCTGACTATAAAAAAAGATTTAATTTCAAATAAAATTACATCATTATTATGAATCAAAACATTCTAAAAAATAAATGATATTAAAATCAATGAAAGATATTAATATTATATTAGCAGCTAGTTTACAAAAAACAGGCGAATTAGGAATTGGTAATAATTCTTGTATTCCTTGGGATGTCCCAGAAGACCTGGAGTTTTTCAGGGAAAAAACCATTGGAAATGTCGTGATTATGGGGCGAAAAACTTTTGATAGTATAGGTAAAGTACTTTATGGACGAGAAAATGTTATTTTATCTGGAGATCCTTTATTAGATATCCCAGGTGCTACTGTAGTACATAATTATCTCGAATTAGATGATTTTATAAGGGACACTTCTAAAAAAGTATTTATTATTGGTGGTTCGAGTCTTTATAATAGATATCTCCCAATTGCTAAATGTATTTACCTCACAGAAATAAAACAACATTTCATTTGTGATACTGTAATAAACGGTATTCCGAGTGTTTTTAGGATAACTAATTTTTCAGATACGAAAGAAAGCAATGGAATAAAATATAGGTTTATTCAATATGAAATTGCTTCCTTTTCTTATGAAACTCAGTATATTTCATTAATAAAGGATATTCTACAAAATGGAGTACCTAAAACTGACCGTACTGGAACTGGTACACTTTCAAAATTTGGGATTCAGCATAGATATGATATATCAAATGGCAATATCCCTCTTTTAACTACTAAAAGGATCCCATTCAAGAGCGTTGTAGAGGAACTCCTTTGGTTTTGTAGAGGTGATACTGATAGTAAAATTTTAGATGCTAAAGGAGTAAAAATCTGGAATGCTAATACAAGCCAGGAATTTCTAAATTCTAGGAATTTGAATTACATCACTGGTCAAGCAGGACCTATCTATGGATGGCAATGGAGAAAATTCAATGCTAAATTTCCCGAAGGTACAGGAGGCATCGATCAGTTAGCTAATGTAGAATTTCTTCTCAAAAATGACCCATTTAGTAGGAGAATTATGATATCATCTTGGAATCCTAGTCAATTGAATGAAATGGCCTTACCCCCTTGTCATTTTTGTATTATGTTTTATGTAGAAGAAATCGATTCAGTTAAGTACCTCAGTGGTCACTACGTTATGAGGTCAAATGATATAATCCTAGGAAATCCGTGGAATATTGCTTGTTATTCTATTCTTACTCAAATTTTAGCTAAAAAATGCGGTATGGTAGCTAAGGAATTAGTAGCTACTGTAAATGATGCTCATATCTATAGTAATCATATAGAATCTGCGAATAAACAATTAAATGTTAAAATTAAAGCTCCTCCTGTATTAAAAATTTCAGATGACATCATCGAAGCTGATTGGGAAACTATGACAACAGATCATTTTGAATTAATAGGTTATTTTCCATCTCCTAGAATTCTAGCCAAAATGGCTGTTTGATAAATTTTGCGTTTATAATATTAAAAGTATTTAATGTTATATTTGTAATAAAGGAATATGCCTTGGGATTATAATGAAAGAAATGGTTATTTTAAATTAAATGGTATAAACCCTTATAAAGTACTTGATGTGACCAAAGACACTGATCCTAAAAAGGTTCGTAATAATTATAAAAAATTAGCATTATTACTTCATCCAGATAAAGGTAAAAATGATTCTACTGAATTTCTTGTATTAAAAGAGTGTTACCTATATATAATTGAGGATCAAAAAGAATTGGTTTCAGAGGAACATTCTGGTCGTGATATGGCATCATTTATGTTAACTAGAAATGACAAAGAATCTATTAGAAATGATAATGGTTTCTCTATAAATGACTTAAATGATCCTGAAATAAGGAAAGCTTTATTACCCGAATCAGATGTAAATGTACTAGATACCCCTATTGCTTCGAGTGACCGTGTAGAACCAGTAGTTGAGAATTTCTTTGGTCGTAAAAAGAAATTTGATCTTAAATATTTTAATGCTGTATTTGAAATAGAAAAAGATTTAAATAAAGAAATGGTGTTACGAGAACACTCTATTAAACCATATAATGAAACAAGTGATTCAATTTATACCGAAGTGGCCATATATAACGGTGAAATGGCTATAAAAAAAACAAAAACAAATCAAATATTCGAAAACACCAAGAATAATATAAATATAGAAACGTTATCTAAGAAGGATCTTAAAAAATTAGTAGATAAGAAATTAGCTAATACTAAAAAAATCAAAAAGGAAGCATATTCTATCCCTACTAGAGCCCCTGTATCTATAAAAAAAATATCAGAAAAAGAACACTTACAGAATATCAATGAGAAAAAGAATAATGAACTCAGATCTAATAGAGACTACATACTCAATCAAAATGAAAATATTAAAAAAATATTATTAACTCTTAAAAATAATTGAAATCTAAAAAATAATTTATATTTCAATTAATCAATGGGGTCTACTTGTCATTATAAAAATATAGTCACTTCAAATGTATCCCTTTCTATCCCAGAAAAAATCCAATCAAAAGTTTACAAATCTAACATCACTTATAATAATAAAAAATTTTACATTCAAACACCTGAATTAGATATAAAAGAAACAGATTGTACTTTTAAAATAACAGATAATCCTGATTTTTTTAATATTTTATCAGAATTGGATGAATATATTATTGATTATATCTCAGATAATTCAGAATTATTTTTCAAAGGAAGACATTTTGATAAAATACATATATCTAATGCATTCTCTCCTATTTTAAATAATAAAGACACCTTTTCTCCGACGATTAACAGTATATTCTCTGAATCTATTAAATACTCCAATTCATTCGGGGAATCAATTGAACCGGAACAAACTAATTATAAAGCTCGTTGTATAATTAATTTAGATTCTGTTATTTTTAATGGGTCAATGTGCAAAATCAATATCGTCGTTTGTAATGTGAAAATTTCGATTAAATCTGATAAATCAGAAATCCATCGAGATTGTATATTATCAGAATCGCCTATTCTAGAACCAATCGATCCAGAACCAGTTTTAGATACAGATTTTTTCCTCGATTGATAACGCATTTCTTTAAATTTATTTTATTTAGTAATGATATATGGATTTTATTACTAAAAATACTCGTACAATTCAAATTGTTCTTATTTCTGTTATCGTTGTTGTAATCTTGATTCAAGTATTCAAACCAGAATTACTAAAAGAAAAACTCGCCAATTTAACAGATACTGAAGTATATGTAGCTAGAGATAAAGATTCTGATTATACTAAAGTAGAATACTCTGGAGATTCTGTAGCTAATTTACCATTAGAATTATTACCTAAATCTGTAGAAGCTGGTGAATTTGATTTAGCTAATCCAGTAGGAATTAATAGCCAAGATTTTTTACAATTAGGTAATTCTATCGGTATCAGTTCAACTGGAGGAAGCAATAGAAATGCTAATACTACATTAAGAAGTGATCCTCCTATCACTATGGTCCCTATTGGTCCATGGAATGAATCAGAGATCGTCAGTGCTCCTGATCAATATAGATCTAAACTCGATTCGTGTTAAATAATATAATATAATATAAAGCTTAAAATATAATGACAATTCGTTTACCATATGAATTAATAGGATCTATATTTAAATATATAAATTTCAATAAATTAATTGATATAGTCAATGACACTAAATATATGAGTCTAGCACACTCATATTATTCAAAAAATAAATACAGAATATCATACGAAGAAGCAGCTAAAAATGGTCATATATCAGTATTAAAATATCTTAATGAACATACTGAAATTATTTGTCCTTGTTCTATTATTGTAACAGCTGCTAAATATGGTCATTTAGAAACAGTCAAATGGATATATAGAAATATGTATCAATATCGGAATTCATATGCTATGGATTATGCTGCTGGAAATGGTCATTTAGATATAATAAAATGGTTACATTTATTCCCTGAATCAAAATGTTCAATTAATGCCATGGATTATGCTGCTGCTAATGGTCATTTAGATATATTAATTTGGTTAAATGACAATAGGAAAGAAGGATATTCTGATTTTGCATTTGAAATGGCTAATTTTAATGGCTATTTTGAAATAACTAAGTGGTTATTGAATAATCCAGAAAAAAGACATTCTAATCGGTGATATATTTAGATAAAAAAATATCATATTAATAATAATGAAAATACCATATGAAATAATTGAAAAAATAATGTTATATGTAGATTTTGATAAGTGTGTTTCTGTATTGGAAAATACTATTTTTTCTTGTATGATACGTAAAATTTATTCGGAAAATAGATATTATATAGATTTTGATATAGAATGTGCATTATTGCATTTTAATTCTATTAAATGGTTATATAGAAACTGTGATGTTTATTATTCGAGAAAACTTATATTAGATACAATAAAATATGGTACACTTAAAGATATAAAATGGATGATATCTGAGATAAATCAATGTAATGATATATATTTAATAGATCATGCCTCTAAAAATGGTAACCTGAAAGTGATAAAATTTTTAAATTATATTGGTTACAATCTTATATCATCTGAATCAGTGGAAAATTGTATAACACATGGACATTCTGATATACTTTGGTATTTATATCAAAAAAATAGCTCATTGTATAATAATTCACATATATTTTTAGCTGAATATTGTAAACAAAAAGAAATAATCAATACAATAAAAAAATATGAGAACAATAAAAATATATTCGAAAAATGGTTATTTAATAATAAAAATCTCTATGATGAATTTAATAATAAAAATTTATTTTTATAAATAACTTATTAAGTATATTAATTAATGAATAATATCAAAAACAAAATAATTACAAAACGATTTATTGAAGATCTTGTTAATAATTTTCTTATTAATAAGACTTTTAAAGTAAAAAATATTAAATTATATCAATCTCTTTTTGTTCAAAAGACATTCTACACATACGATGAGGACAACTCGGATAGTGACACTTATTGTAATATCATTTTTGATAAATATGATAATATTTCAACAAATGAGCGTTATGAATTTTTAGGTGATAAAGTGATTGATTTTGTTACTACCGAATTATTATTTGATAAATACCCAGATAAAGATGAGGGTTTCCTTACTAAACTGAAAAGTAAAATAGTCAGAAAAAAATCACTAGCATCTTTAGGAGAGAAATTGGGTTTTAAGGAATTTATGCTCATTGGTAGTAATATTGAACGTTCTTCTGGAAGGGATAATATCCGTTTTTTGGAAGATATTTTTGAAAGTTTTATTGGTGGGTTATATAAAGATCAAAAATCTAATATTGATTTAACTCGTGAATTTATATTAGGAGTTTATGATGCTTTTATCGATTTTGAAAATCTTAATAACACTAACGATAATTATAAAGATTCTTTACTTAGGTATTTTCATAGTAAAAGTTATGGTAATCCTGTATATACTCATGTATATAATACTGAAGGTGTTAATAAGGAATTCTATTGCATCTTAACATTATCTACTGAAATTATAGATTTTTGTCCTAAAATAAAACATTGTCATGACAATGTATTACAATTCATAAGAAGAAAAGGATACAACAAAGATCTCAATGGATTGGTAATAATCGGTATGGGTAATTCTGATACCAAAAAAGAAGCAGAACAAATATGTTCTCAGATATGTTTAAAAAATCTAAAAGTCCCCCTCGACATCTAAAAAATTAAAAAAAACCTTAACAAACTATTGTTAAGGTTTTTTATTTTATTTAAAATGGAGCTATACCAGTTAAAATTTCTTCAGCTTTAATTGATGGTATTTTATTGATTGAAATAATAATTAAACTAGATAATACAGCTAATGTAATTCCTTTGATATATTCTGATTTTTTACGTTCTTGTGTTAGACTAACAAAAATTATTGATAAGATAACAGTCAATATAATTACTGTATAGCTATTTTTGAATTGATACAGTGGGTTCATTTATTATACATATCTATACTAATTTTTTATTTGTTTTTTCACGCACTGAGCAGCTAAATAAAATTGGGACAAAATGGTATTTAAAAAGATAAAACTATATCATATTAAGAACTACATGGATGGAAACCCAAGATACATCCGAATCGCTGATTTTGCTAAACTGCATGGTGTCTGTAATAAAACAATGGTACGCTGGTGCAATGCTGGAAAATTTGAATTTACAAGAACTGAAGGAGGTCATAGATTATTTGAAAATCCTTCCTATAAACAGAACAATGTTATTGTCTCCCAAGGCGAAAGAATTGATGTCATCTATGTCAGAGTATCTTCTCAAAAACAAAAAGTTTCAGGAGACCTCGAAAGGCAGGCTCTTTTTATGCTTGACAAGTTCCCAAAGCACAAAGTTGTTAGAGACATTGGAAGCGGGCTTAACTTTAAAAGAAAAGGGCTTTTATCCCTTCTGGGACAAGTCAAGGAAGGACATATACGACAAATTGTGGTTGCCACTCGAGACAGACTTAGTAGATTCGGATTTGACTTTTTTGAATGGTTCTGTAAGTCAAATGGCACTGAAATCATGGTTCTCGATACAAGTTCAGGAAGCAAAGAACAAGAACTTACAGAAGACTTGCTCGCAATCCTCCATGTTTTCAATTACAGAATCAATGGAATGCGAAGATACACTATCGGAAGCGATAAGGTGCAGGAAAATAAAATTAACCAAAAACTCGATGAATAAGACACTTGACAAGATTAACGATCACTGTAGGTACATCTATAATAGGACTATTTGGTTGTTAAACGAAACAAGAGACTTGAATTATACACCAAGCAAGTACAATGAATTTAGATGGTTGGAAAATGGAAAAAGAAATACAAGTGACTATTTTGGTTTACTAAATAAATTTGAAATAAGAAAAATTGTAATGAATGGAATAGAAAAAGACAACTTCTTTGAAGCACCATATGTTTGTCAAGAAGGAGCAGTTTTCGAGGCTGTAAAGAACTACAAGTCAGCAATGGCCAATCTTAAACAAAAAAATATCAAGTATTTTAAAATGGGTTTCAAATCTAAGAAAAAAAAGACCTGGAGCTTTTCAATAAGGAGAGAACTCGTAATTTTAAATTCTACAGAAGCTATTCTCGAAGGAAAATTAAAAACAATTAAAAAATACATCAAAGATGATCCTTGTAAAAATGAAATCTATGACACGATATTCAATTCTTGTATTGAAATTCTTAATCAACCAGACTGTATTGATCCTATCATTGGCTGTCATGAAGATCTTACTTACTTGGTTTCTTTATTTCAAGTAAATAGAAGTGAAATCATGATCAAAAGCGTTTTGATCGTATTACGAGATTTGCTTTCTATTCATCCAAAAATAAAATCCAATAAATTCATGTTATTCCCTAGTTTTACTGACAAAGCAGTATTTGAAACAACTCAAGAAATACCCGATATTAACATGGATTCGAATATACATTTTGATGGGTTTGATTATTGGTTGCTTATTCCTGAAACTAAAAAAAATATAGATGTAACCAAAAAAGATTTTTTAATAAGTACTGATCCAGGTGTTAGAGTATTCCAAACTGTGTATTCTCCTAGTGGTTTCTTGATAAGAATAGGAGAAAAAGCAGCTGTTAGACTGAGGAAAATAAAAACTGTAATAAATAATTTAATTTATAATTGTAAGAAATACAAAGGTAAAAAGAATTGTAAGAAGAAAAATAAGAATAACAAGAAGAAAGTTATTAAATTAAGAAAGAAAATGCTACATTTACAATCTGAATTACATTATAAAACAGCCAATTTATTAACTAAAATTTCTTCTACTATTTGTCTCCCAGAATTTGGAGTCCAAAAAATGACTAAAAAAGATAAGAGAGTGCTTGGTAAAAGAACTGTCGTAGAAATGCTTACCCTTGGTCATGGAAAATTCAAGGAGTGGATGAAAACCAAATCCTCTCAAAATAATTGCAAATTAATCATTACCCAAGAACCTTACACTACACAAACCTGTGGTAGATGCGGTATTTTAAATAAACCAGGTTGTAGCCACGTTTATAATTGTAAAAGTTGTAATTTAAAAATCGGTCGAGATGACACAGCAGCAAGAAACAATCTCTTATGTAATATAAGGCATTTGTTACTGTGAAGGTCCTTCAGATTCAAAACAAATGTTGGGTGTTACCTGCGATGATAATCGTTGCTTAAACTGCTGGTCCTTTATAGAACTTATTCTAAATTGTCCAATTTGTCAGTTTTTGAAACACCCGCATCTGAGTCTGTATCTGTATCGCTGAAAAAATCAATATTATTTACTGTATTATTGTCATTTGGAGCATCATTCACGCTTTTATTGACGAAACCATTTGGTGTTTCTGAAATAATACTTCCACCTGAAACTTCTAAATCTGGTATTTTTTCATCTATTGGATCTTCTTTGTAGCGATCAGATTCATTCGAAAAAGAATCATTTACTGGGTAATTTACTTCATTCACCTGGATTTCGGGATTTAATTTCTCCTCTGGTCCTATATTATTGTTCGTCTGTTCTGGTAATAAAAATGGATCTTCTTCTTTAATTTCTAATTCTGGCTCAGAATTATTTGACATCATAGGATTTTCATATGTATCTGAAATACTTTCTGATTCTGAATCGTTCGATTCTGTTATATAATTTTCAATTATATTTTGAATAGGGATGAGGTCCCTTATAGTTTTTTCAATACATACACCAATGAGTATTTTAGTCTTTTTGACATTTTTTTGAATCTCTGGAACTGTATTATTTTTTAACCTATTATCTAATAAATAAGGGTCCTGATATAACTGCCTAGCACATTCTATATAACATTTATGTACAAAGATCTTAGGATCAGGTATTTTGATATTTATTTTTTTATTTTTAGAAATCCTGATACTAGAAAGTACTTTAACATTCGAAACGAATACAGCATCGATTAGACCTTTAAGAAATGAATCATCGGTTGTAGATATAATACGAGAGTATTCTTTATCTATAATATCTTGATTCCACCTAACAACTGAACACATTTTTTCTTGAAATGTCTTGAGAGTATTAGCTTCTTCTATACAGGTCATGAAAATAGATGTCATCCCTTGGTAAATATATGGAGTAAACAAATCTGTTAATTGTTTAGTATATAGTTTTTTAGCTTCAACGATAGAAGCACCCGATTCATCCATAGTCTTTGAAAATTATCCAGAAATTAAATTTTAAAAGAATACGCGATTTATCTATCACAAGGCCCAGCATGTTTACGTGGGAGATCATAACTGATATTTGATAATTGTTTTTTTGTTTTTTTAATAGGAGTAATAGAAGGAGTAATTGGTTCATTTCTTTGTTTCATTAATCCTCTTATTTTATCATTGAGTTCTTTATCTATTTCTGGTTCTGATAAAATCCCAATTATTTTCTGAGGTTCCTCGATCGATGTAGATTCTGGTTCCTTTGGTTGTTCAGAGGTTACTTCTGGTTGCTTTGGTGGTTCTGGGATTACTTCTGGTTGCTTTGGTGGTTCTGGGATTACTTCAGATTCATTTTGTGGTTCTGGGATTACTTCTGGTTGCTTTGGTGGTTCTGGGATTACTTCTGGTTGCTTTGGTGGTTCTGGGATTACTTCTGGTTGCTTTGGTGGTTCTGGGATTACTTCTGGTTGCTTTGGTGGTTCTGGGATTACTTCTGGTTCATTAGGTATTATTTCAGGGCTCAAAAGGTCATCAGACGAACTCTTTGATGGTTCTTTTGATTTAGATCTGATAATTTTAAGGTACCTGCGTCTAGACATTTAAAATTAACATTATAAAAAATATAGTGATAGTTATCGCGATAAACTGAATCTATTTTTAATTCTACTCCATAATGATGTTTTTTTAAATTGTATATGAATACCAGAATCGAGTATAGTGAAAATATCATATACTGTTTTTTCACCATTTATAGTTAAAGAAATATACCTATTATATTGTCTAAATTCCACGCATCTACCTTTGTCATCGATAATACAATTATTTCGTTTTTTTAATACTGCTTTTGAAAACATATTTGTATTATGTCTTTTCATTTTATCATGAGATTCTGTATCAAATGATACATCCGAATACATAGAGATCAATTCAGGATCCATTGTTGATCATTATTAATATTTTCTTTTTAGAAATAAATTATTGTTTACAATACTCGATAGTCTGACCACAATATCCATATACACTACAACATTCAAAATTTTGACAATCTGTATCAATTTTGCAATCTAGAGTTTCTTCGAGGATTTCCCCTATTTTTTTACCAACAATTAGCCCAAATTCTCCTGTATATTCCCAGTTTACTTTAACCAAAGGCAATCCTATGGCACAAGCTATTTCTTTCGATCCAGTTAATTCGACTAAAGCATCGAGTCCCATATCTATATGTCCATCAGAACATCCAGGACAGCGGTCCATCACAACTAATGTCATACTAACCCCGTTGTATTCGACTGATATATTTTCACCACAATGTAATTCAGCATCGAAAGTAGCTACCCAATATTTACTAGATTCATTATAACTCACACCACCGAAACATGGACCATATCGAAAACCATCATTAAATGTTTGAACAGGTGGACATCCAGTATATTCAAGACCACTACTGAAATAAAATGCTGGACTAGTAAGTAATTCTATTCTCATATTCTATTATAAGTATGTATCTAAAATAATTTTGTATAATAATTGTATGGATGAATACGATAAATTATCTAGAAAATATAACTTAATTAAAAAGATAGGTAGGGGGTCATTTGGTATTATTTATATAGCTCAATCTAAAGAAACACATGAAAATGTAATTATAAAAATTCAAAAATTAATGGAGGGGTCAGACTCTGAAATTAAAACTTTAGAATATATTTCACATAATAGTAGTTCTAAATATACAGTGAAAATGATAGAATCTGGAATAGAAAAGATAAATAATTCTGAATATTTATTAATAGTATTTGCATTTGATTTTATGAATTCGATGGAAATAATAAATTCAAATGCTCTGAAATTGTCAATAAAAAAGAAAATTGTCAATAACACTATAAAAGGTCTTAAATCGTTACATTCTAATGACATAGCCCATGTAGATATTAAACCAGCTAATATAATCATTGATACTATAAATGGTGATATCAAATATATAGATTTTGGTATGTCTTGTGTAAAGAAATGTACAGTTTCAGAGTGTTCTGGTACTGTATTTTATATGTCAAAAGAACGCGGTAACTGTTCTAATGAAAAAATTCTAGATTTAGATAAGGCCAAAAAAGGAGATTTATATGCTCTAGGTATAACAATTTATGAATTTATATACAATGATACAAGTGGTAAAATAAAATACAATAAGGAATATGAGTATTTCAATAAAATAATACAGAAATTAATTAGTTAAAAATATATTTTTATTAAAATTAATAATAAATGTATTTTTCAATTCCAGATATACATGAGTGTATTTGGTGTAATAAATTATGCAATATAGTGTCTGATACATATGGATATTGTAGTAATTATTGCAAAGAACGACATTGTCGTAATAAATGGATAATAAAACGTGAGGATTTAGATGAATGTATAGTATGTGATTTGTGTCATAAGAAAAATGATTGGTTTATTAAAATATGGAATGGTGTTTCATTTTGCTGTGGGCTGTGTTATGATATATCAGAATATTCAAAAGAAAACACATTATTCAATGGTCTTGTCACTCAATATAAATACAATATATCAAATAATGAATATATCAAAAAACAAATAGATGAAATTATTAGAAAGAATGATTAGTTTTCTTGATACAGTAATTGTATTCAATCGATGATAATATTCATTTTATGTGTTTTCTCATCTATTTCAAATTGTTTTTTCTTATTTGAATCAAGGACACGCAGCATTCTTAACTGCGAAAGATAAGATAAATCAGGAATTTTATTTATATCCATTCTTCTAATACCAAGAATAATCAAATTAAGAGGTAAATTTTTTAATGTCGATTTGATTTTCTCACCATCTACTGAAAGAAATTCGATATTATCTGGTAAATTTTTTGGTAAAAAAATAATATCAGATCTACGAATAGATAATCGCCATAATTTTTTTAAACTCGATAAATCTGGTAGTTTTTTCATAATATTACTATTCAAATACAGTTCTTTTAAGTTTTTTGGTAAGGGGTATGGGAATTTAGTAAAATTATTGCTATCGAGTACAAGTACTTCCACATCGTCATTTAATTTTGGCATCGTATCACCTTTGCATGTAGTTAAAAAAACTACTTTAGCATCGCCGGGTATTAAACTTTTTAAATCTACTGTTTCTTTAGCTCTAAAAATATCCACCCCTAACTGTTTTCGTTTATTGATACCATATTGCACATAATAATCATCATTTACTATCTCATTTGATATTTTCATATTCTTATTGAAAAGATTATTATAATTTAACTGATTTTTATAAAGTTCTCTAGGAGTTTTAATTTTTTTAGACATATGCATATAAAATAAGGGGATAATATTTTTATTATCTTATTTTATATACAATATTTATTAGAAAGAATGATTAGTTTTCTTGATGTATTCTGCTATTTCTTTGTTTTCTGACATAATAATGATCATCTTATCGATCTCATCGAGTAATATGTCATTCAATTCTCTCGGACTTTCAGGTGAAAAATTTTTACTTATTAATTTTATAAAATTCGGGTCTACGGCATTGATTTGATCAGTATTAATTTTATTGATATTTTTTCCTACATAATTTCTTAAATTTATCATTGATATCATATATTCTACTGATTTTTTACTAGAAGCATTTAATATTTTCATAGTATCATTACTAGCTTTTGAAATGGATAAATCCAATAATAAATCTTTTTTAGCAGTATTTTTCTTAGATCCGAATAATCCCATTATACTTTTGGTATTTAAAAAAAATATTTCTTTTTTTTTTTAAATTCCAGTCGATCCAAAACCATCAGTTCCTCGATCAGAATTAGATAAAGTATCCACTACTGAAATAGAAATAGGCGAGAGGTCCGGTGCTACTATTTGGAATAATCTAGAATTCTTAACTACTACAAATGGTTCGTTATAGATATTATCTACATATACCATTAGATCACCTCTGTACCCGGAATCTATTAGACCAATGCTATTACTCATTCTAAGAGGAGTCTTTGATATACTACTTCTAGGAAATAACATAAAACTTCTAGGATTATCCAAGGAATCTCGTAATTCTACTTGAATATTTAAATTAATTTTCATAGTAGAGTTACCAGGGACAATTACTTCTTCTGGGAAAAAGAGATCGCAGCCTGCATCTTCTTTATTCGATAAACTATTAGCGTATAATTCTTTGAGATCAGTTTTAATAGACAGGTTCATTGTTGTTCTTAATAATATTTTTCTAGAATCAAAATTCTGTTTCTTTTTCAGCTGTAAAATCTGTAAATAAACGTATTATTTCTGGTAGTGAATCTAAATATTCTGGAGTAGCTACCTCTTGAAGTGAAATATTACTCTTTTTAATAATTTTAAATGCTTTTTTTAATCCTATCCCTGGGATTCCAGATGGACAAAAATCACACCCCGCAGCAACACAGGCCTGTATAAAATTTTCATGAGATACTCCCATTTCTTTTACTAATTCCAATGGTTTATATAATATATATTCAGAATTATTAAATGTCACTAAATTATTACATCCAAATACGAATGTATCATAATCATTTGATAAAATATAATCAGCCTTACCAGAAGTATTCAAGAAACTGCAGTATTTTTCAGCTTCAGTTGGAGCTACTACCCATTTTATGTTTCTTTCCGTGAATAATTTCTTTACTGCTTCTTTATCATCTGATGTTACATGAACAGTACCAGACTTCCTACGCATTACTTGTGTTTCTTCTTTGAGAGTATCATGAACCCCATCAAATATATATATGGGAGTAATATCGTTCTTTATAAATGTCTTAATCTGTGCATCAAATTTACTAGCTAATTGAGATGAATCAATGGAACTATATTTGAATTTATACAGATATATCGGTGTATCGATCACTATAGTGGATCCTTTTAGGGTTTCTAATGTACAAGTATTACCTTTTCCCTTTATCAATTTACCCAGTCCTTTGATACCCATTAAACTTAAATGAATTTTATTTTTTAGTAGTCAATAAAGATTCTAATTTTTTACATAATTCTTCCTTTGTATTAGCTTCTGGACGTTTTCCTAATATTGTAAAAAAGTTTTTAATTTCCTTTTTATTATATGTATTACATTGTCTACCAGTATTTAACAATCGTTTATCTGTAGCTTCGCTGTCAGAATTAGTTGTTAATATATAAAATATTTTATTTCTGTATTCACCAGCTATAGAAACTATATTTTGTTTCTTTATTTCTTTCTTAACGTTAAAAGGAATTCTTTTATTTTTTCTTTTAAACATTTTATAAAAGAAATCGTATGTATCTTCTGATATATCATTGGGTTGTATATAATAAAATTTATTAGTTTTCTTCAATACACCTGGATCGTTATTATTATTATACATTGTCTTTTTCTTGAAAATATATTCTTCTAATATCTGTTTAGTAAATTCTGAATTAATAATATTTTGTATATAATCAAAATCAAACATAAATCCATTTTTAAATATTTTTTCTATATCTGTTTGTATTCTTTTATATTCAATCGGGGAATGTTTTCTGAAATCATATGTGCTTTTATCGACGATGTTATTATCATTATTTGTATCTTGACAAATGAATAGGCATTTAGAATACTCGCATTCGCGTGAAAAAGGCTCTGTAAATATATTATTTTTTGATTTATTAAAAGAGCAATCGATTGCTATTTCTTTTATAATACGTATAACCTTAGATATAGAAATGTCTTTTTTCTCAGATAACATATATTTCATTATATCTATAGACTCTAATTTTCCTGTTTTGATTACAGAGCAATGCAAGAATACACTGACATTCTTATCTTTAACAGGGAGTTCAGAATGACTCATTAATCGAACCCCTCTACCTATAATTTGATCTATTCTAGATAAATTCCAATGAGGCTCTAATATATGTATTCTACGTATACTCTTAAAAGAAACCCCCTCTGAAAGGACAGGGCTACCTACTATAACCTTTATTAAATCACCATTTTTATTTTCTTTTGAATTAAAAACTGTTAATAATTTTTTACGTTCCTTAGCCCCAGTAGATTCTCCTAAAACTATATAATGCTTATTAGTAGTATTTCTAGAAAGATATCTAGAAAATCCATTAGCTGCTAATACAGCAGATAACAATTCAGTCCCACCATTATTGACATAATTAGAATAAACGAATATCTTCCCTGGATTACTGATGATATCCGTCATTATGGAATATAATTTAGGAGAAAATGTATTCAATTTAGAGAGTTTAAATACCTCATCTGGTCTATTTTTATACTTCAAAAATCCATTTTTCCCATAAGATGAATCTGGATAAATTATAGTGGATATATCACTGGCATTTTTAAAAAGAGTGTCTTTGATGTCAGAATTTACTACATTCTTATATACATTTTCTTGTATATTAGACATCTCAGTTTTAAAAACTTTAAGAGAACCACCTATCAGTTTTTGTCCTTTAAATATTTTTTCTGGGAAATTATCTTTTCCTGATATCAAAAAAGATACCTTACCTCTAAGAGTATCTCTAAGAAGTAATTCTCCTGTTTTTGTTATATTTATTATATTGTCAGTTTTAACAACGAGATCATTATTAATTAGGTCATTTCTAATAGGTAAAAATATTTTAGATGAAGCATTTAGTATATTAGATATTTCAAAAATTTCAGAAACATTATCAAACATAGGTGTAGCTGAAAGAAGAACAAGTTTAAAATTATTAGAATTATTAAGAGTATCCATTAAACCATAATACATATCATTATTTGTTATATTATGAACTTCATCAATTATAATGATATTATTACTTAATGATAATTTCTTTGAACTTGAAAAAGCAGAGTAAGTATAAAATGAATAATTCTTTGTAATTTCTTTTAAAACTCGATCATTTATTTCCTTTTTAGCATCAATTAAATAATAATCAGTTATATTGGCTGTTTTGTAATATATTTCTTTTTCAGAATCAGTCAAATAAAAATTTATTAATTCTTTTTTGAAATTTGATTCGATTATATTATTTTTAGTAAATATTGATATATTAAATTTATCTTTAAAATTTTCAGCTATACTGATACTTGTAAGGGTTTTACCTAAACCTGGTTGATGAGCCACTAAAATACTATTATAAGTAGTCAATGGGTTTATAAAATTAGTAAGAAACCGTTGATGCTCTCTTAGATACTCTTTAGGATATGGTTTTCTGAATTCTTTTTTATTCGATAAACTAGTATAAAAATTTTCAGAACTAATACTTTCGTATATCATAACATAAGCGTATAAATTAATAAAAAAAATACTTAAATTAATAACATTATAAAAATATCATATTTTGTAGAATAAGATATTCACTGTATATAAAGATTAATTTGGATTAATTATTAATATTTTAGAGATTTTATTTAGCTGTTTTCGTGTGTATAAAATAATAAAAAAAAATATGAGATAATAACACTATAAAATGATATGCGCTAATTGTGAAAAAAACGGCCATTCATTTAAGGACTGTAGGGCATCCATATTAAGCTACGGGATACTTGGGTATAAAATAGAAAATAATGAAATTTATTTCCTATTTATACAACGTAAAGATACTATAGGATATATCGATTTTTTAAGAGGTAAATATGATATAAATAAAGATAATATTTTAGAGATTTTATTTTCTGAAATGACTACCAATGAAAGAGAGCGTATCAAAACAATAGCATTTGATGATCTATGGGATGATTTATGGGTTAACCATAATTCAAGAGTGTTTATAACAGAGAAAAAAGCAGCTAAAATCAAATTTGAGAGTATAGATTCTAATTCAATAATAGATAATATATCAGGTAAATGGGAAGATCAAGAATTCTGTATACCAAAAGGGAGAAAAAATAATAAAGAGTCACCAGAACAATGCGCAATCAGAGAATTCAAAGAAGAAACAGGAGCAGAGTCAAGTGATATTTATATAAATTATTCATGTGGTATCCTAAAAGAGACATTTATAGGGAGTAATAATGTCAAATATTCACATGAATATTTATTAGCCCAAATATTCGATTCTTATACTCCTAATTTAGATTATAATAGTCTTTTAATGATAGGAGAGGTAAAATGTATAAAATGGTTTAAATATAAAGATGCTATGAATATATTTAGAGATTATGATTCAACTAAACGAAATATAATCCATACTGCTTATTTAATGATTACTGAAAATATTCAAAGACATCATAGAAATGACTAATCTATTTAAATTAGAAAATCTTTTAGTTGATATAATATTTTCTAATAAATTATAAATGAATATATTTTTAGAATTTAAATAGTATAATTTTGATATAATTTTATTACTTCTATAAAGTATTTCTTTTATATAAAAGATGTATCTTTTAGATCTTTTTCTTATTAGATATGTTGAAATTACATGCATTTTATTACTTGTAGATTTCAATATTTTTAATGTATTACAATGTAATTTATCAAAAATCAATAAAAGTATTTCATTTGGAAGCGTATCCATACTATTATTTTCATAAAAATATTATTTTATGAAAAATTATTCTAAAGCAGATTTAATATTATTAGAAACAGATTTCAATTTGTTAATATCAATTTCTCCTGAATCTACTTTTAATTTTAATGCTGCTGTTGTTCTAGCTATAATATCAGCAAAATCTATGCCCCCTACTGTTTTTTCGCCTAATAATAAACTATTCATTAAAAGAGCTGGATTTAATTTGGATAGATCCTTTCCTTCAAGAGACTTTTTGATATCACCTGATAAATCATGTACTAAATCACCTAAGAAATTATCTTTTGATACTAAATTAGCTGCTATAGCCTCTTTAGATTTGTTTAAAATGTCTTGATCTTTTGTTTTATCAGTTATAAAATATAAATTATGTAAGAATCTCCAATTAATTTTAACATTAATGATATCAATACCTGTTTTTTGTAAAAGTGAAATCTTTTCCAAGCTACTTTCCTTGCAATTTAAGAAATTATCTAAATCATCATCAACTTCTTTTTTATATGTTTCGAGTGTTTCGGCTTTCTTGATTTTACAGCTTTTAGGTTTATCCCCTGAAACTTTATTATATTCAATTAAGAACTCATCATATAATTTATTAAAAATTTTAATTTGCTTATTAGATATCATTCTTCTTATTGATTATTCCTTTTATATTAAAAAATGTATTATGACGCATTTTATTTTGTTGTAACATATTATAATGAGTTCTGAAGGAAACGATTCATCTACTGGTATTATATTATTAGTGTCTATGATATGTTTTTCATGTATTATATCAAGTATTTCAGGTGCTATTGCTTATTATCTAGATAAAAAGGAAAAAGAAAAAGTTGCTGCTCTTAATAAATCTAAAGTTAAACCTCTAGAAACAACGGATACTAGCAAGCCACCAGCACCAGCACCAGCACCAGCACCAGCACCAGCACCAGCACCAGCACCAGCACCAGCACCAGCACCAGCACCAGCACCAGTAGTACAATCTCCATTGAAATATTGTTTTTTGAATAAGGACAATTCAAATCAAGGACCTACAGGTGGTACGCGTGAATATCATGATTGTAATGGATGGATATCTAAATGCGGGAATGAAGGAGGTTGTTATCTTGCAGAATTTAAACATTAAAGTCAGACTGACTTATAAATATAAATATAAATATAAATATAAATATAAATATAAATATAAATATAAATATAAATATAAATATAAATATAAATATAAATATAAATATAAATATAAATATAAATATAAATATAAATATAAATAAAAAATAATCATAGAATATAATGGATCCGGTTATTGTACTTTCGAGTAGTATTACTTTTTTTATATTTTTTATAATTATTATAGCTATTAGTATTTTCTTATTCTCTAAAAATGAATCAGGTAATAAAGAAAAATGTCTAAAGAATTGTCCGTCTAAAGATACAACTATTAAAGAATTTTGTGATCTTGAATGTGTAGAAAAAACTTGCTTTGATTGCGAGTACAAAGGGCCCTATATTACTAAAACCAAAACTCCAAAAGAAAAGACATCTGGAACATCTGGAACATCTGGAACATCTGGAACATCTGGAACATCTGGAACATCTGGAACATCTGGAACATCTGGAACAACTGGAACAACTGGAACAACTGGAACAACTGGAACAACTGGAACAACTGGAACAACTGGAACAACTGGAACAACTGGAACAACTGGAACAACTGGAACAACTGGAACAACTGGAACAACGGATACTAGCAACCCACCAGCACCAGTAGTACAATCTCCATTGAAATATTGTTTTTTGAATAAGGACAATTCAAATCAAGGACCTATAGGTGGCACACGTGAATATCATGATTGTAATGGATGGATATCTAAATGTGGGAATGAAGGAGGTTGTTATCTTGCAGAATTTAAGAAAGATACTGTATCAGTAGTACAACCCCAAGCCCCAGCATCATCTACACCTATTTTAAATAGCGCTAATTGTAATGCTAAGATGCAAGATGACGGTAATTTAGTACTTAGAACTACTTCTGGACAAGAATTATGGAGTACAGGTACATATGGTAAGGGTACATCGCCTTATAGATTAGCTATGCAAGATGATGGCAATGTTGTTATATATGATAAAAGTAATATGGCTATTTGGAGTACTGGTACATATGGTAAAGGAACGGGTCCATATAAATTAACCGTACAAGATGATTGTAATTTTGTAGCATATGATAAAGATAATATAGCTATATGGTCAACGAATACTAGCAAGCCAATTACTGCTCCTGCTCCAATTACTGCTCCTGCTCCAATTACTGCTCCTGCTCCAATTACTGCTCCTGCTCCAATTACTGCTCCTGTAATTATTGATAACTTGATAAAAAATAATAGTCTTGATAAATGTCTTGATAGTGATGGTTCAAAAATATATTTTAGCGGATGCAGTTCTGATAACAATTATCAAAAATGGAATTATGATGGTATGTTGATAAAACACAAACCCAGTGGTAAATGCCTTGATAGCGGTGGTTTCGAAGTATATTTAAGCGATTGTAGTTCAGATAACATTTATCAAAAATGGACTAATAATAAAACAACCCGTAGATTAACTCATGTACAATCAGAAAAAGTATTAAGTTTATCAGATGGTAATCCCAGATTATATACTTATTCGATAACCTCTCCAAGTCAAGTATATGATTTGATATAATTTTTTATAGCGAAGCAACTAATGGATTTTACTGAATTTTATAAAATATTCAGCATAGATACATTGTTCTTAGCACCCAAAATAGCTACTGATTAACTAAAATTACTTTATGTAAGTTTAGTTAATTTTGACACATTTGACAAATATTTAGTTTCATTTAAAATAATAAATAATGATATATATATATATATATATAT